GTAGTATCCGTTGCTCCCGCAGTCGTTTGCGTCGTGTCTGTGCTTTCATTCTCCATTCCCATCGGTGCTATCCTTCCTTGGCTTTTCGGGCCTTATGCGGGCATTTGCTGACCGGCTGGTAGAGGCGTTGCTTGCCCCTGACCGACCATATCAACCACTGCGCCTTGGTTCATGCTATCTAAAGCTTGAAGACTCGAACCCTGAGCCTCCAGCCTTTGTATCAACCACCAAATAGATTCGTATGGAACTTTCACCTGACGAGATCCGCTTTGTGAGCTTGGATCTGGCACACTCATTTGAACTGTGATGAGTGAGCCGCCAGTTGGGATGAAGCCATCTTTGGCCGCTTGTGCAGCTTCCATTTTTGTTCTGATTTGATCCTCATGGATCGACAAATATTGATCGTAGAGTTGTTGGACTTGCGGATCGAGCATCTGAAAGTCCGGCTGTTTCATTCGATGCGTGACTGCGCCCACAAAAATTTCATTGTCAGCGTAAGGCGAGATGAAAGGCAGCTGACCACGCTCAAGCTGGAGCATATCGTTCTCGGCGTTGTCGTAGTCGAGAGAAAGTTGTTTAACGAGATAATTATTCGACAAAAACGGCATCTCTTTAAGAATGAGACCCATCTGTTTTGGCGAGATTGTGTTACCTGCGTACTGAATCAGATGATTGAGCGTCAGCTGGCGACCGAATCTCTCGTGAATCGTCTCGGTTTGCTCTTCAACTTTGATTTGATAGCAAAGAGGCGTTGTGTTTTTAAACTCTTGAATGTTAATCGCTTCAGATTTGCCGACCGCTTCGACAAATTCGTCATCTGGAAGATATTTTTTCGATAACTCCAGGTACGTGTAGCAAAATTCTTTCAAAAACTCTTCAAACTTGGCCGTATATTGACCGAATTTTTGTTGTTGAGATGCGGATTTAAAAAGCATTGCATACGGATCAAGCTGCCCGTCTTGATTTTCGGCGTTGATCTCTTCAATCATGCACGCATCGTACATTTCCGTGATCTGTTGTTGGATGTAAGGCATGAATTGCTCACCCGAACGACCAGCGAGGATCTGCGGAGCTTGTCCTTGGTAGGTGATCCCTCGAACACCAGGCAAAAGTGCGCCTTGAGAGAGCTTTGTGCCGCCTTGATAGAGAATTTTGTCGTCACCAACTGTGATTTGGTGAGTGGCAGCTTGAGAACTTGCTCGATTGATCTCAGCCTGAAAGGGGCGAGCGACTTTAATGATCGAATATCCACGTGGATTGGTCGCAAACGTGTCAAAACCCTGCCAAACAATCGGATAAATGCCGTATGGAATCTCACCTTCCTCTAAAATCCCGCGCTCTGTGTGGATGTAGAAATACCCCTCTGGATAGAGCTTGCAGGGGCGAAAAAAGGTGTATTTGACCAAAACATCTTGGTCTTCGGTGCGATATTGCTTTTTATTGCTATCAAAAACGACAAAACTCTCTGGATCGCCTTCACCAACGAACTTTAACTTCTCCGCATCGTCTTTGTAGGTCTCTTTTAGCTCTTTTGCCGGGACCATTTCCTCAATGATGTGGTACGGAGATGATTTCATCGACTTTGCAGACGGTGATCGGCGCAAGTTGAAACCAGGAATATTCTTAAAAACGAACTCACCTGAGAAAACAGGCTTTGATTTGTCAGCGACCATCTGGCCCATTTCGTCCACTTTAGGCTGACCCATTTCATCGACTTCTTGCTCGTAGGCTTTGATGTAACCTTTGTTTGGGTCCCAATACATAAAGCAGCAAACTTCACCGAGATCGACAAAGTGATCAGCAAATTCTCTGATCATTTGCTTAAAACTGTACTTGTCGTACCCGTGTCTCCAGACCGCTTCGTTAAGCTGGGCCTGCTTTTTGTCGTTCATGTCGAGATCATTTTTTGGAGCGACAGTGACGCCAGGAACTTTTTCGAGAATTGAATTTTTATAGTGACGGGAAATTTTGTGGACATGATTTTTTGTGATGCGAAGCTTTTGAGAGTTGTTAAGCTTTTGAGAGTTTCGCACTTGCGAGAAAAACGAAGACGATTTTTTTGAATAGTGATTCCCGCTCACTAGCAAAAGGTTTGAGCGCATCTCCGAAAACAACTCGTCATCACAACTTTTTGCATCGTTTGCTAGCTGATTGAGTGTCCCAATGTCATGTTTTTCCATTTACGACCCTATTTCTTTCGATGTCTCGTTGAATCTGGAGACGTTCGAAAGCGTAAGGATCGTCAATCATCATTTGAGCCTCTTCCGCTTCGTCTAGCGCGTCCTGATCCATCAAGTCTAAATCGGTTTTTGTTGTGATGGGTTTCTCGGATGCACCAGTTTCCACAACTGGGCTCGGTGCCTGGCCTGGCACTTCGACTTCCACAGGGCCTCGTGGAAGAAACGATAATTTTAGTCCAGAATGTTCAAACTCTTGGACTCCCGCTTGTTTACATGCTTCAATTATTCGGCATATATCATCTGCGCTCAAGTCCTTTTTAACCGTATTGGTCTTGCCAGTAGTCGAACTCTTCTTCAAGTTCCCCCCAGCCTTCTGTTTCTTCGGTGTTTCCATGCACAGTCTCCCCTCGTCGCTCCCTGATTTGGTCTGCTAGCAGTTCTTTCTCAGTCTTAGGTCTTGGCTTGATGGCTGGCTTTTCTTGCGCACGCATAAATGCTTCCATCACGGGCTCAAAATCCCAAGGGATCAGCATGTTCCCATACCGAGTCGCATCTGCGAGATCGTCGCCGTCTTTGTTGTTGCCAGATTGGTTGTTCTTCATGATGTGAGAAAGCTCGCCGCCGAGTTTCTCAAGCTCACCGTCGTCGTCAAAAATGTCGAGCATGTCGTACTTGAAAAGCGTGTTGAGAATATCCTCGCCAGTTTCTCTGGTTTTATCCGCCTTTAAAAGTGTGACGTTGTTCCGCTCAGCGATGAGCCCCAGATCTTTGTTGGCGTGGTCGTAGCAAGCAAGAGTCACCGGCACTGGAATCTCGGCTTTCATTCGCATGTATTTCTCAAACACATCACCCGCAGTGGTTTGCTCGTTGTCTCCGCGCCACGCTTTGAACACCGCACCTTTTTGGTGATCGGGCCTGACCGCGATGAACACAATCGCCGCCGGATGGTTCACCCCACCGCCAGAGCCGTAGTCAAGTGCCGCGTACACGTGCCAGCCTGTGATGTCGTAGCGTTTCTTCATGTGGCGGTCATAATCAAACGCAAAGTAAGTCCGCCCTTCTTCGGTCACAAACTTACCAAATATCCGCCGCTGCACTTCGGTTTCGTTCTTACATTTTTGCTTTTGCGCTTCAATTTTCTCCAGCGTCACAGCGGTCGATGGAGTACCGTCTTCGTAGGTGAGACAGTCATACATGGAGACTGTTTGCTTGAAAGCGTGAGGGAGGACTTTTTTTCCTTCCATTGCTTGCTTCCAGAAAAGTTGATTGAGAGTTGGCGTGAATGTGGAGTTAAAAATGCCATTCGTCGCAAACATTCGCATGGAAAGCTCGTCCCAAAAATTTAACGGAAGCTCCTCATCCGCATAAATCTCATGCACTGAGCCCGCTTGGACGTTGGTGACTTTCTTGGAGTAGTACATAAAGTAAACGATGGGACCAGCGTTAAATGCCAACGCCTTAGGAACTCCCTTATCTCGGGAAACCTTCCAGCCGTACTGAGGGTCTAACTCCATTTCCCCGCGTGGGAGCCACTCTGGAACCCACTTTGTCTCAAACTCTTTTTCGAGTGTGTCTTGGTCAGGGTAAAAATACCAAAACATGCGAGGCTTCACACCTTTGCCCCACATCAACTCCCATCTGATCGGATCAGTCGCGTTCATGATACATCTGCGCTGACCAGCGGAGGATTTTCCAATTTGGTTTGCAGCTGTGAGCAAATTTATTCTGTTCGTTGAGTCGATGAACTTACGCTGCCACGTGTACAGTTTGTGCCCGTACAAATGCGGAAGCATCTCTCGAATTTTTACTTGAGCCTTTCTTAGCTCAAGTTCCTTCGTCTTTAGCTCTAACAGCTGCGACTGGGATCGCTTCGCTCTCGTCATCTGTAAATCCATTTACTAGCAGTTCGGTTTCTGCTTGTTCGGCTGGGTCCATCAGCGCCAGGGTTTCTTGCTTCACTCTTTTTAGTTCCGCTTCAATTTCCTTCATGGTTTTGGGCGGCTCGTATTTTGAGTGAACGTGCAAATTTTTAGAAGTTTGATCGACTACGAGTTTTTGTGCGACGGCACCTTTTACTCGGTTATCCAAAAGAGCCACGATTTTTACGATCTCACCAATGAGTTTGGTGTTCACAACTTCGTAGGCTCTTCCGTTTTTTGTGTATTTGGTCTCTGTGATCGGCAGATTTAGAATTTCTTCGAACCGCTCAATCCCCACATCCAGAAGTGCGCGCATTTTTAAGCGATAGTCTTTTGGCGGGCGGAAGAGATACGCGAGCCTTTTTGGATCGGCAATGATGAATCTGTGGAAATATTCTTTCGAACACACGCCAGAATAAATATTTGCAGGGCGCATGAGGCAGTCGTTGTCGATTGCAAGTGTATACTCGTCCCAAAAAGCCAGCCGCAACGACTGGTCGATCTCGCCGGGCTCAACGAAAGCTTTGAGTTCGCGATCTGACATTCCTAGATAATTGGGAGGTAGGTCCAGGGCCGCTTGTCTTAATTTGGGAGAATTTCGGAGAAGGTTCACCACGCACCGAGGATTTTGTTCTTCCCAGAAAACGATCTCTTCTCGATCTCGGTCCAGTTGATCGGGGTTACGCGTGATGATCCCATCACGGGCTTCGGGCTGTTTCGGTTGTGGCATGGGTTCATGGTGCGGGGTTTCGGGGGTTCGGTCAACGTCAAATAAGCCAGATGCGGGGTTTCGGGGGTTAAAAAAGGCCCATTTTTCACAAAAAAATTTTTAAAAATAGGGCACTAAAAAGGCTCGAAATCGAGGCCCGCCTCCCCCCTACCCCCCTATCAAAAAATATCCCGATTCCTTAATGATTTCGCTACGTTACATTACCCGCAGCCCTGTTGCTTTGATCCGTTCGCGGCGGCGGCGCTGAGATACGAGATGCGCGGGGGACATTGAACCTCGAAGCTTGATGCGGGGATCGGGGTTGAGTTGCGGGGAGAAAAAAACTCGGGACGAGGCTTGCCAGTCGTCGAGGCTAGCAGCTGTCAAAGCGCCAGTCCTGTAAAGAAGTTCAACACTTTCGAGAGACTTTGAATCCTTCCGATCACTTGCTAGCAATTCCTGCAATGCTTGCATGAAAGTTCTACATCTCACAATGAGACACGAGACATCGAGCGCAAATTAAACCAACGAAGAGTGTCGGCACGTCCAGTGCAATGAATGAGTGTATCGACGCAATCAAGCGTTGACTTACCCAAGAGGTATCGCGTGAAACAGTTTTTATCCAAATTTGTTCTCAGTTTATTTATCGCTCTTGCAATCGTTGGTTGCTCGAACGTCTTCGAGGCAATGGCATCGACTCAATCAGCCGTTTACGCGGTCGTGAAATAGGCGGTGACCAGTGAAACGCTCAACACTCGATCTGCAAGCTCAAACACTCTCGCTCGACATCTCGGGACTTCTCTCAGCGAGAGACCAAAACACTCTCATGCATCTGTCTGAGACTGAAAAAACTCAGTATCTCTTGTCTAAACTTGGTCTGAGACTTTCAAACGACGATGCAAGACATTCAGTCCGAAGTCGTCGCAAAACTTTGGCCGAAGTGGAGTCATCCGACAAGCCACTCGTTCGAGAAGAGAAAAACCACTTTGTTAACTTACTTCGACGTCGTTTTTCAGTCGGATCGAACACCACGCCAAGAGATGCGTCTCAATATTATGGGATTGAAATTGAGTGTTTCATTCCTTTCAAGTCAATGGACCTTTCCAAATATGACTTTGAAAGTCGCGGGACTTGCGAGTGTTCCGACTGTGAAGGCAGCGGGCAATTGACTTTCAGACATCGAGACTCAGGCCATGAGATTGAAAGTGAATGTCCATCATGCAATGGAAGCGGCGAGATTGAAAGCGACGATGACAGCGGAAATGACGATCAAGCTATTGAGGCAGCTTCAGAGTTTTTCAATCGGAAAGTAAAAGAGCTTCAGATACGCGGTCTAGACGTGAAACACGATGGAAGCCTCGATGCGGACGGAAATGACGACGTTTTACCGCTCGAATTGACTTTGCTAGTCAAGCAAGACGATCTACGAGACCTTGAAAAACTTTGCAAGCTTTTAAATGACCTAGGCGCTTATGTCAACGCGTCTTGCGGATTGCATGTCCATATTGACTCTCGCAATAAGACGCCAGCACAGATCCGAACAATTGCAAAGCGTTTCAAAGCGGTCATGCCGTTTTTAGGAGACATGGTCCCAAAGTCACGACGGACAAATAGCTATTGCAAACTGGACGTCTCGACTTTCAAAGGTCAACGCTATTTCGCGGTCAATCTGACATCGTTTGAAAAACACAAAACAATTGAGATCCGACTTCATTCAGCGACGACAAGTTTTGTGAAAATCAAAAACTGGCTTCGAGTGGTATCGGCAGTCTATGCGACGAAACGGACCGAGTCCATCGACTCATGGCAAGCGTTTTTTGAATATATCAAGGCAGATGCCGACTTGATCCAATATATCAACCAACGAGTGGCGACCTTCGGCGGATCGACCGAAGAGGCTCAAACATCCAATGAACCAAACGGGGAGGCTGCTTAATGTGTAAACTATTTTGCTTAACCAATGCGACAAAACTAAAAACTCAAGACCTTGAGAGACTTGCAAAATCAGTCTCGAAAGGCATGTCCAGCGAGCGTGACGGCTTCGGAATCATGCTGAAAAAACAAAACGGCGAGACTTTCATTCGAAGGTTTCTCAAGCCCTCGCAAGCGAGTCTCAAGCCAGTCGCGAAGTCTTACCCGTGGTCGAAAGTGGCATCCAATGGCATTGGCGAAATGACCGCGCATGACCGAGCGTCTTCCATCGTCTTCCATGGCAGGACATCAACCAATAATGTGAGTCTCATCAACACTCATCCGATCTCAAAGCATGGTTTGCATCTCGCGCATAATGGTGTTGTCGAAGACTTCGGGCCGAAATATATCATGCAAACTTCGAACGACACGGAACACGTGCTTGAGCGCATCCATGACAAGACTTTCGAGGCCAATTTGTCAGGATACTACGCGACGATGCATTATCAAGACGACGATCAAGTTTTGCGAATCATGAAGGATGCGACGGCCACTTTGTTTTTCACTTGGTCAAGCCAGCTAGATTCATTCATTTTCGGAACGACCGAAGGACTCATCCGACAAGTCTGCAAGGATATGGGTTTCAAAGCTGAAGCAATTCAAGAGATGCAAGACAATGTCGCGCTCGAGTTTTTGGGTAACAAAGTCCTTTCACAGCGTGACATCAAGCCTCGCGGTCGGTCGGCCTACGCAGACTCGCTCTCGACTCTCAGCCTTGGGCGAGAAGTCTCATCGGAGAAGTGGACCGAGCCAAAATCATTCAAAGATCGTACTTTCACCGAAGACGAGTTTAATTTTCTATGCAAGGTCGAACAAGAGGCGGACCACTCATGGGTCATTTTCAGCGGAAAAGAAGACTTTTCACTTAACGAGTTTTTCGAGCTGGAAGACGAGGAAAAATTGAAGTGTAGCTGCATCACTTCCGACGGCACAATTCTGTCAATGGATGAAAGAC